ACTACTTTTTCCTTACGCTCATTTTACGCAGATTCATATGAATCTAAGTATGAAGATGATTTTACTATGTTAACATCTCAACGTTCTTTAATAGAAGTTGGACGTCTAACCGTAGATCCTCATAAATATGATGCAACACTTGATGCCATGATTACCAAAACTTTGGAAAAACTCGACCACTGTAAAGCTGGAGAGAGATCTTATTTTGGCAGTAAATTGAAAGACTTACGAACCTTGAAATCAGCTCGTATTATGAGTCAGAGAGAATGTGTACGAATGAAACCATATGGAATCCTTCTTCATGGAGGCACTTCCGTTGGTAAATCAGCCGTATCTAATGCTTTAGTACAATATATACTTAAAGTCAATAATTTTGCTTCTGACCCAAAGAATATTATCACTTTAAATGAATTTGATAAATTTCAATCTGAATATCGCACCTATCATAGTGGTGTAATTTTCGATGATTTGGCTAATGCCAAGAAAGATACCGTAGAAGGTAATCCTTTAATGAAAATTATCCAATTTATTAATAATGCTCCTATGGCAGCATTAAATCCAAATGTGGAATTAAAAGGAAACGTTATGATTGAACCATCTGTTGTCCTTGGCACTACAAATGTCAAAGAAATCAGTGCTGGTGATTATTCAAACGAACCTTTATCAATTCTACGCAGATTCAATTGTGTTATTACAATGAGAGTTCGACCGGAATATTGCATTGAGGGAACCAAAATGCTTGATCCGGAAAAACTTAATAAGGCTTTTCCTGGACAAATCTTTCCAGATTATGCCTATTACACTATTGAACGCGCTATTTTGAAGCCTGGTGCTACATGCGATCATACTTCTCAACAAGCAATTAAATTTGTACCACATAAATTCGAAGGAAAAGAATTAGTGGATGTTGATATTAAAACTGCTTTGCGTTTTATGAAGGAACAATCGTTTCAACACTTTCAAGATCAGCGTGATTATGTTAAGAAGTTCAAAGCTAATCAGAATTTAGAACTCGATGAAGATGGTATGCCCATGGAATTCGATTCTCAATACTGTGATGTTCCTGCACTTGAATCAGACTATGATTGGGATGATGATGAAGAATTAGAATCTCAGTTTTTCAGTTTGCCTTCATTTGCACCTATTTATGAATGTGAGGAACAAATTTGCTCTTGGGTAGAAAATAAGATTAGACTTTTCTTTTATTCTCGTTGGGGCAGAATGTTACTCATCGCTTTGAATCGTGATTTGTTACTAGATATTTGGCATAAAACCATTTACATCGCTTGTGTTAGCATTGTTATGGCCATAATTGCTGAAATCTATAACTACAAAGTCATGTTACCAACTCTTATATTTAGTATTATTTATTCTATTGTTATTGTCGGTTACTTGTATTGGAAACGCAGAAATGATATTTTGCGATTCTCAACTTTGCCTCGACCATCACGTTATATTCGTCGGATGTCACATATTCAGAAAATGAAATTGATATCTACGTTAGGCGGAATGGCTTTTATTAATTTATTGAGGAAAGTTATTAAGAAGTGGAAAACAATTCCCACTAGTCATGGACTACCACCCAAGTTGGAAGTTACAGACGACAAGGAAGTTAAACCTTGGTGGGGATCTGAGACTCGCCGCGAGAAAGAACAGTCATATGTTGTTCCCGTGGACACTCCACATACTACTAAGTGTATGAAGAGTCATGAGTTACTGAATTCTATGAAGAGAAGACAGTATATGTTATACATTGGGGAAGAGGGATCTTCAGCATTTTGTAATGCAGTTCCCATTAGGAGTTCAATTCTTTTGATTCCTAATCATGTAGTACCCAAGAAGACTACTCAAGCCCGACTTCTTAAGGAAGGATCAAATACGAAACATGTATTTATCCAACCTGAAAGTACTTATCGTATTCCTAATACTGATTATGCCTTATGGTATTTACCCGAAATGGGTGATCAGAAGGATATTACGGCTTACTTTCTTAATGAGATGCCTCGTGGCAAGAAGATTTTGTCTACCATGCTCTATAATGACTGTGGCAAGCTCAAGATTTTTAATCCCATGATGTGTACCAGAGATTACAAAATGACATCGAAAGGTGGCAGTTTTGAAGCATTAACGTACTCTTTTCCAGGAGAAACGTTTAATGGTCTCTGTATGGCTACTTTATTGGCTGAAAACAATAAGGGAGCTGTTTGTATTCCAGGCTTTCATTTAGCCGGAAAGGGATCTTTTGGTTGTGCCGGATTTATCACCCGAGAACAATTGATTGATGGATGCGCCCAATTAAACTCCATTCCAGGAGTTTTGGCCTCACATAGTGCAGTAGATTTCCCTGAGAAGATTGCGGACGTTAATGTTAAAATTACACCTCCACATGAAAAATTTCTTAGTTATTTACCCACTTATTCCAAGTGTAGGATTTTTGGAGCTCATTCCTTTCCAAGAGCTAAAGCTAAATCTAAGGTTATTATTAGTGATATTTCGGAGATTGTTACAAAAGTTATGAAACTTCCCCGTTTACACGATAAACCCAAGGATATGGCTTCAACTCGACATATTGAAGTAGATATTGCCGATAAAGTGAATACAGCTTATAAATTCAGGGGAGACTCTGTTTTAAAAGCAATTCAGGATTATCAGACAACTATTTCAGAACGCATGACAGACAAGATGTATGCTGCTTTAGGTGTTTTACCTCTAGATGCAATTCTTGCTGGCGTTGATGGTGTTCAGGGTATTAATGCTATGGCATTTAATACTTCTGCAGGATTTCCTTTAGTCGGAACCAAAGAGAGATATACAGCTCTATCGGACCGATATGTTGAAGGAATTTCCTGTCCTCGTGACGTTGATCCACTCATTGTAGAGGAGATGGAACGTATGGAGGAAATACTTGCTCGTGGGGATCGTGTTAACATGGTTTTTAAAGGAGCCTTGAAAGACGAACCCACAAAAATGACTAAAGACAAAGTACGAGTTTTTTGCTGGCTGCAATATGGCTCCCACAATGCTTGTACGTAAATATTTCTTGTCAATTTCTGCTTTAATGCAGGTTAACAAAGAATTATTTGAATGTGCAGTTGCAATTAACCCTTGCTCACCCGAGTGGACTAAAATGATGAAACATATTTATAGATTTGGGGAAAATAGAGTTATTGCTGGAGATTATAAATCGTTTGATAGACGTATGTCTCCGAGATTTATGCTCGCTGCGTTCGATATTTTAATCGATCTTGCCAAAGAATCAGGTCAGTATGATGATCGTGATATTATGATTATGAAAGGGCTCGCAACTGAAATTTGCAACCCTACTTATGATCACTTTGGCACTTTAGTACAATTTTTTGGATCTAATCCATCTGGCCATCCACTAACTGTTGTTATCAATTCTGTAGTTAATTCGCTTTATATGCGTTATTGCTATTATGAAATTGCACGACAAGATAAGTGGTGGCGTGTCCCAAGGTTTAACAAAGTTGTATCTTTGATGACCTATGGTGATGATAATATTATGTCCGTTAAGGAAGGATTCGATAGTTATAATCACACTCGCATTGCAGAAGTTTTTGATGCTGCGGGTATTACTTATACTATGGCAGACAAAGAAGCTGAGTCTGTTCCTTTTATTAATGGTCGCGATGCTGGATTCCTTAAGCGTGATGCTATTTGGGATACAGAATTGCAGTTATATCGTGCTCGTTTAGATGAACAATCTATTTCTAAATCATTACACACACACTTAGAATCAAGTGCCATTACAGAACAACAGCATTGTGCGGAAGCCATTATTGGAGCCGCCGATGAGTATTTTGAATATGGACGTGATGTATATGATGAGAAGCGAACACAGCTTATGGAAGTCTCCGAAGAAGCCGGATTGACCGGTTTAGTTGGAGTCCTTAAGACTTACGATGAACAACTTGAACGATTTTGCGAGCGTCATGCTTGGGAAATCGCTCCAGTTGTATAATCGTGTACATTTTGCGTAGGCACATGCAATAAAAACCAAAGAATCCCATGTGAGGTAGTTACTTGCAAGCAAAATGGATCATCCAACCTAATTGTTTTGTATAGAAAACTCATGTGACTTGAACATCCCTCGTGATGTACCCCTTTTTAGGGGAATGGTGTTGATACCATATCAAAGAGATGCACTGGGCTTTTTACTTTGACGAGGGTACTAAGTCTATAAATTAAATGCGTTACTACAATTAATAAACAAAGAAAGTTGGACTCTTTCCTTAAAAAGTCCGAAGAAAGATTACAATCCGTTGATGACGAATCTATCATTTCCTATCTAATGAATGAAAATGCTCTTTTGCGATATAATTTGGGCCGTAAATATGCTCATAATAAAAAGCTTAAGAAAACTATTCAGACATTGTGTAAGGCTAGTGAGGATACTGAAGACGAATGTGATATGTTACAATCCCAATCTGGTATGCAGAATGAGGATAAAACAGAACCTGGTCTTAGCGTAGATCAGCCTGTGTCGTCTACGACACAACAAATCACAGCATTTTCTGATGAAGATGCTGGTTGGAAAACGGAAATTCATGGAGAATATGACGAGACCCGAGATATGGTCGAAACCACTAATACTGAATTAGGGAGCTTTCTGGAGCGTCCCGTTCGGGCTTATGTGGGATCATGGGTCGTCGGTCAACCATTCTTTTACAAATTTAATCCTTGGGCGACTTTTCAAGCAAATGACGCTGTTAAGGACAAAATTGGTAATTATGAATTGCTAAGATACCACTTAAATATGAAAGTGGTTATCTCAGGCACGCCATTTCATTATGGGCGTTCCATAGTCTCTTACAATCCACTATCTGGACTAGATGAAGTCACAGTAGACAGAAATTTTCTGGACGTGGATGTCGTAGGAGCATCACAACGACCCCATTTTTGGTTGAACCCTTGTAATAATGAAGGTGGAGAGATGTGTATGCCATTCTTTTGGTACAATAACTATCTTTCTCTTTCTAAGGGTGATGCCAATGATATGGGTGAAGTAGTGATTAAATCTCTAGGTAATTTGCTACATGCTAATGGTGGTGACGATCCTGTCACTATAACAGTATACCTATGGGCTTCAGATGTCGTATTGACTATGCCCACGGGTGCTACTACACCAGCAGCATTGACTTTGTTAGAATCTCAATCTGGTAAACAGACGAAGAAAACTAATAAGCCAGGTAATAATGCCAAGAGAACTCAAGGTAAAGGTAATGCCTCGACTCTGAATAAGGGTGACGAATATGGTTCAGGAATTATTTCCAAACCGGCAGCAGCAGTAGCTAAAGCAGCCGGGATGTTAGAAGTTATACCTGGTATCGCACCTTATGCAAGAGCAACTTCCATGATAGCTGACAAAGTTGGAAAAGTAGCCCAGATTTTTGGGTATAGTAGACCAACTGTTATCACTGATATTGCCCCTTACAAGCCAAATCCGACTGGAAATTTAGCCAATACGGATGCTGCTGATGCCGCTCATAAGTTGACTTTTGATTCAAAACAAGAGCTAACTATTGATTCGCGTACAGTAGGTTTGGATGGGACAGATCAGATGGGTATTACCGATATCGTCTGTAGAGAATCTTATTTGACATCTTTCGAATGGAACGCTTCCGATGCCGTTGATGATATTTTGTGGAATTCATATGTGACGCCTAATTTATATAACGCCGAACAATTGGAGATCCATGCTACACCGATGGCTATGATTGCTAATATCTTCAGGAATTGGCAAGGTAGCGTGAAATTTAGATTTCAAATAGTTAAATCTCAATATCACAAAGGACGTATACTGGCACGTTATGATCCCAACTTTTTACAAGAGGGGGTTGAATATAACCAGAATTATTCCAGAGTGATTGATATCTCTGAAGAGGAAGATTTTGAAATTGTGATAGGATGGGCTCAAGCTCAAGCCTTTCTCAATTGCGGAGACGCTATGACTCAAAATTTCCTCAATTTTAACACCACTCGCTTAGGTATTGCTCAAAATGATTATTACAATGGAGTCTTAGAACTTAATGTATTAAATCAATTGGTCAGTCCTAGCACGGACACACCAGTAAGAGTTAATGTGTTTGTAAGCATGTGTGATGATGCCAAATTTGCTTTCCCCGATCCAGACAAAATTCGGAGATTGCATTATTTTGCTCCTCGCACTGTTGCACCAGGCACAACTGGTTATGACCGAGCACCAGGTGTATTGCTGTCGCAATCGGGTACCGAAAGTGATAACAACATGCCTATGGGAGCGCAAGAGTTACAAACAATAGCTCAAGAGCAAGATCCTGCCGATCATACCATGGAAGTTTTTTATGGTGATGTGGTGGTATCATTGCGTGATCTATTTAAGAGATATATGAAATATTTAACACGAGTACCTACTCCTCCCAATTTCCCGGATGTATATAGATTGCATCAATATCGAGATAAAGTCTTTCCATACCATTCTGGATGGGATGAGACGGGTATTCACAGATCGGAAGATAACCGGCTTGAATTTCTTACAGTAGCACAAACATTGCCTTTGAATTTTATGGCACCATGTTATGCTGGCTGGAGAGGTGGAATTAGACGTAAGTTCGTGTATCACGATTCGAATTATCCGAAAGTGTTACAACCAACTGTGTCCAATTTTAGATTTGGTGAACCACAAGTTAATACACGAGATATATTGTTCTCTGATGATCTTGTAAGTCTTGAGAAGAATCTCTCGGCTAACTGGAATCAATTTAGTGTAACAGGTAGTACAACTACAAATATCGGTGTGAATAACACATTAGAGGTGGAATTTCCTTTCTATCAAACTGGTCGTTTTAGATCTACAAGAATAATTGAAGCAGCAAACTTGCCTGGAAACAGTTATCAGCATACTGTTACTAGTTATTGCAAGGATGTTCCAGGACAAACGGAGGAGTATAAGACCACCGCTTTTGAGGAATATGTTGCTACAGGAGAAGATTTCTCATTATTCTTCTTTACAGGAGCCCCAATTCTGTATAACTACGTTGTTAATCAAAACTCGTAGTTAAGGGCTATAAAAACAGAATTTATGAAAGTACATAAGCTTATCCTTTCATATCTTATTAATGATTAAATTAAGCATTAACAATACCGCGAATTAGGTATTGGCAATCGCGTTAGTGGCTGGCGCGTGCGGCATTGAATAATGTCGTGAGCGGAAACTGCTCTTTTTGGTTTTGACTGAACTGATCGGAATAGTTTCCGGCAGATGTAAGTTACAACTTTAAGAGTCAGACCGTCTCACTGTACACAC